CATTAGCAATTACTGATGTAGTTAGCAATAATAAAATTAAAAGACTCCTTAGCATAAAGTCTTTATTATATAATATTATTACAATAATGTCAAGAAAAAAGCAACTTTTCTGTTGCCAGGTAAGTTGCCAACCCCGTTAGCCTAGTCTAGGCCGCCATTGCCATTTCTGGCGCATAATTGTCGTTTGCAATTATAAATTTTGACCAATAACGCAGTCATCCGGTTAACTCCACTTCACTTCCTACACTCGTCGATCCTAGTTCAGGCCCATCATAAGCACACGACTTGCAACCTCTCGGTCCTTGTCCTATGCACAGGAAAGCAGGTGCATCTACTCTCATGTGTTTATGGTGGACCTGCGCGGTACTGCCCCGCGGTCCGATATGTGTCCATGTTGCTTCAACATTAACAGTTTATTTATAACAGAAGAGAAAAGGTTTGTCAACCATTAATTAACAAACCTTTTCAGAAAAATTACATTGCGTTCTTTTTTTCTTGGATCTCTTTACGGCGTTCCTTTGTAAGTTTACCTAGATCACCTAGAGCTTTACGAGCTCTTGCGGCCGCGGCCTTAACACTCTTATCTTCGAATGTTTCTGACTCAGCGAGGTAGTTATTAAACGCTTGTACGATTTGTTCGTGTGTTGACATATTGTCCTCCTAGTTTAATTTAAGTCCTGTTGTTGTTTCAACATACGTCTTAGATATATTATCATCTGTACGGCTGACCATAGCAACAGAACTGGTTAGTAATTTATATTTTTCTTTTTCAGGATTAACGCTCATCATAAATGGTGCAAGTCCTACACCATTTTGACCCATAACCAAACACATTGGTTTGTGTAACATCATGTAGTCTCTTGCTTCTTCATCTAGTCTTGCTACAATTTCTTCACCACTAGTAAGTTTAATAGAGACGGTGTCCCCTTTTTTGTAAGGTGCTTCAATTAACATTATAAAGAGTGTCCTGTTCCTGTATAGTTTGTGTCTTCAACATACCTTGCAAATTGCTCGTAGCCTCCAACACCTTTACCATTTACTTTGATTTGTGGAAACGTTCGCGCTTCCGGAAAGTTTTCAAAAACTTCTTCACGGTCAAAGTCTTTTCCAAGTTCTTTGTAGGTAAACTTGAAACCTCTTGTCTCGCATAATTGCTTCGCTTTCATGCAAGAAGGACAAGCAGGCTTGCCCCATATTTCTATGCTCATAAACTAAATCCTTTCAATGAGTCTTTGCTTACATCTTGTTTAATGCCCCCAATGATGTAGCTCTCAACTTCAGTTTCTTGTGGTGCAACTTGAAGTCCTGAACTACTCAACCAGTGTTGTGTCCACGGTAGCGGATTTGTATTAACTGGCTGATCAAAGATTGCTTGCAAACCTAAAGCCTTAAGTCTACGATTAGCAATGTACTCTACGTACTGGTGTAACAATGTTGTATTCAAACCAATCATTGAACCGTCTTTGAACAAATATTCTGCCCATGCTTTCTCTTCTGCTACACATTCACGCCACAGGTCGTAAACTTCTTTTTCGCATGACTTAGCAATCTTTGCCATTTCTGGATCATCTTTACCTTGCGCCCAAAGTTTTAAAATGTGTGTACTCAACGCTAGGTGTTGTGCTTCGTCACGAGCAATAAGAGAAATAATTTTTGCCGAACCTTCCATAAGTTTAAGTTCGCCAAAACCAAATGTACAAGCAAAACTTACATAAAATCTTAAACCTTCTAAGATATTTACTGTCATCATTGCAAGGTACAATTTCTTTTTAACTTCACGCATTGTGCCTTTGCCTTTGTGCATAAAGTTATCAACTGCTTCATTAAACGCATCGTAATGTTTTGTAACACTTACAGCACGTTCAAGAATCTTTTCGTCATCTAAAATAGTATCAAATACTTCTGAAGGATCAGCATAAACATTTTTCATAATGTGTGTATATGAACGTGAATGAATTGTTTCAAAGAAGTCCCAAGTAACAATACATCCTTCTAGCTCAGGTAATGATACATGCGGAAGAAATGCAAGACAAGGACCGCGTCCTTGTACACTGTCTAACAAAGTTTGGTACTTCAAGTTAGCAGTAAAAATATGTTTTTGCTCTGGACGGAAGTTGGCATAGTCTGCTCTATCTTTCTGCAAACTTACTTCTTCAGGACGCCAAAAGTAACCTAGCATTGTTTGATTTAATTTATCAAACACAGGGAACTTAAATGTGTCATACCTTTGTGTATTTTGATCAGCCCCAAAAAACATATTTTGCTTTGTGAAGTCAACTTTTTCTTTGTTAAAAACAGTCTTTGCCATGTGTGTCTCTTTCCTAATTTTCCTATAGTATACGATCTTTGTAAAGCAGTGTCAACCTAAATTGCACATGCTTCACAATATTCATCGTACTCTTCATCCGAGCCCATAAACTCAGAACGTTCTAATGGTTGTGGTTTTTCTTCTTCATCTTTCATTTCACTTGGATCAGTTTTGTAATCATAAGTGTTTTGATAATATGAAGTTTTCCATCCATACTTATACGTATTTAATAAATCTTGTATCATAACACTCATAGGAACTTCATTATTTTCAAAGTGTGTTGGATTATAACTCCAATTGCCACTGATAGCTTGATCAAAGAACTTTTGCATCACAGCCACAACATTAATATACCCTTCGTTGCTAGGCATATCCCATAGTAGTGTATAGTAGTTCTTTAGAGTTTGATACTGTGGAACAATTTGCTTAAGAGGCCCTTTTTTCGACTTCTTAACGGACAGGTAGCCGCGGGGTGGTTCGATTCCGTTGGTAGCGTTTGACACAACAGAGCTACTCTCCGATGGCATCTGTGCGGACAATGTGCTGTGTCGTAGCCCGTGTTGCTTGATATCATTGCGTAAACCACTCCAATCATAATTTAATTTTCCATCAACAATATTATCAACATCTTTCTTGTAAGTGTCAATAGGCAAGATGCCGTCACTGTATTTAGTGCGATCAAAGTATTCACATGCACCACGCTCCTGTGCTAGGCTGTTGCTTGCTTTAAGTAAGTAGTATTGAAATGCTTCTGTTAAGTCGTGTACAAGTTTCCATGCTTTCTTATCTGCATAGTTTACTTTATTCTTTGCAAGATAATGTGCAAGTCCGATATAACCGATACCTAAACTACGTCTTGCTTTTGTACTAATCTCTGCGGCCTTAATTGGATAACGCTGATAGTCAATAATTTCTTCTAACGCACGAACAGCAAGATCACATAGTTCTTCTAGGTCATCTAGTTCTTTAATAAGTCCAACATTAATAGCTGAAAGAATACAAAGTGCAATTTCGCCTTCTTCATCATCAATGTGTTGTAGAGGTTTTGTTGGCAATGTAATCTCTTGACACAAGTTACTCATGTATACTGTGTCTTTGAAAGAACTGTGTGTATTACAGTGATCAACATTCATAATGTAGATACGTCCTGTTTCTGCACGTTCCTTAATAAGTGCTGAAAATAAATCCATTGCAGGAATTGTTTTCTTTTTAATTGATGTTTTACGTTCATACATTTCATACATTGTTTTAAACTCATCTGGGTCGCCAAAGTATGCATCATACAATCCAGGAACATCGTGGGGGCTGAACAATGTAATGTCGCCGCCCCCAAGCAAACGCTCGTACATTGTTTTGTTAAGTTGAATACTGTAATCCAACTTACGCACTCTGTTATCTTCTGTACCCTTGTTATTTTTTAACACAAGGATGTCTTCAATTTCTTGATGCCAAAACGGGAAGTGGGTTGTAGCACTACCGCCACGTACACCATTTTGTGTACAACATCGCACTGTTGCTTCAAACTTTTTTAGGAACGGGATTATTCCTGTGTGTGCTACTTCTCCTCCTCTGATTTTTGCGTTGACGCCTCTGATACGTCCTGCGTTAATGCCGATACCAGCTCTTTGAGCTGTGTATCTACCGATGGACATGTCTGACGCAAAGATCGAATCGAGTGTGTCGTCGCTGTCAACAAGAACACAAGAGGCAAACTGCCTAACTGGAGTACGCACTCCTGCCATGACTGGCGTTGGGATGTTGAGTTTAAAAAGCGAGGTCGAGTCATAATATCTCCTTACATAATATAATCTATCTTCCTTTGGATAATTTGCAAACAGTGTAGCCGCAATCATCATATACATGAACTGAGGAGTCTCAAAGATTTCTCCTGATGATCTATCCTGTACGAGATATTTGTCTACTACCTGACGCAGACCTGCGTAGGTAAAGTTCTCATCACGCTTGTGATGAATGTAACTGTCTAGTTTTGCAATTTCTTCTTCTGTATATAAATCTAAAATTTGTGCATCATACACACCACGACTAATATTCTTTTTAATCATATCAAGGAGAGTAACATGTTCATATCTACCAAACACTTGTTTGTTGATTCCGTACAACAACAAACGAGCGGCCGCGTATTGGTAGTTTGGATTTTCTAGAGAGATAAGGTCATTGGCACTGCGGATTAATATTTCTTGGATTTCTTCAGTTGTCATACCATCGTAAAATTGTAGGTTAGCGTTCATTTCAATTTGTGAGCTACTTACTCCAGCTAGGTTATTGCAAGCATGTTCAACAACAAAATGTATTTTATCAATGTTGAGATTTTCTTTTCTACCATCTCTTTTTACAATCATGGTACCATTTGACATTATCTTTTCTCCTTGTTAAGTGTGGTATTTATTGTTGGTTATGCATCTGATAACTCTGTTGTGAAATAAAGTATTCAAACGCTTGTTTCTTGCTGATGTGTTTAGTTCTGTTTAAACCAAGTACTCTATCGCCTACCACAAGCAAATAAAAGTAATCAGTTTTATCCCTATCTACACCAATATGTATCTCAAATTTTTCACCTGAAAAACGTTCAGTTAATTGTAAAGAATAGTACATTCCTAGTACAATACAGAAGTCACAGTATTGATTGTCATGTATTAATTCCCATGCAGTAGGCCAGGTATTCTTATCATAAGGATCTGTATGGATACTTACTAACGGAATAGTGTTGTAAAAGTTAATTACATCCTGTAATGGATCTTGTGAATCTTCTAAAGTTTTTCTGAATTCTGACCATTCAGATAAACGTTCTTCGTATTTTTTGTCCTGCACTTAGCCTACCGTTTTGATTTTACCTTAAATGTGATTGTGCCTGCATCAGTTACTGTTGTGTTTGTTACATTAATTTCTACTGTGTCTTTGGTTGCGTCTGCATTTTCATCTACATAATTTGCGCTTAGTGTGAAGTTATTCAATAAGCTGTTGGTTCCTGCAAAATCAAATTCATCTCTAACCATTATATTATCATTGTCTGCATCTAGTGTTATGTAAAGGATTCCGTTGCGGTGTGCTTGAAATGCTGTACTATGATAAACATATTCAATTTCATAGTTAGTGTTTGCATCTCCCGGCAATCTAAAATATCTGTTAGCAACTGGTTCGTTAGTTACACTAAGAGTTGCACCTTTGTTTAGATCCGCTACATGAGCTCCTTCAATAACAGGAGTAAACTTTTGATTTAATATATACTGTTGGTCATAGCTTAGTAGATCAAATCTTTTAAAGTAATCACCTGCACTTGTATTTCCTGCTTTATCAAATTTTAAAACAGCATATGTACTCTGTGCTTCTGTACCACTTTGGTTACCAACACTATAATAAGAGTTGTTAAGACTACTAATGTCTGTACCTTCTTTGGCCCAAATAGCATTTCTAGCTATTTCGTCAAAGACAGTATTCTGAACACGCAGATATGATGGACCTTGTTCTTGTCCAAGTTGTCCTAGTACAATATTTTCACCTAACACGATTCCATATCCATTTGTATCAAACTTACAGTTTTTGATTAATGTATTCTTAATAGCATAATCACTGTATATAGGATAACTATACGCTCTTATTTCAACGTTGTCAAGTGTTAAATTGTTACTCATTACTGCCGCACTATCACCGATAATATCAAAACCTTTTTGTGCAGAGCTAATTGCATCACCGCTATTCCATACACCCGCAAGTTTAAGATCTACAAATTCTGAATCTCTTACGCTGTGAGCATCAAACATTACACCACTAACTGTTTGGTTTAATGTAATACCACTCATTCTTACGTATCTTGCTTGGTTGTTATAGTCTATTGGATCACTGTCACCTTTTACAAAAGTAAAACCTTCGGTTGCACTAATGTTGAAAACAGTTTTATCAGTACCAGCACCTTGAATACTTGCGTATGGTGGAATACTAATTGTGCTTGTTAAAACATATGTACCAGGATCTAGTATTAGTGTTACTCTGCTAACTGGGTTTGCATAGTTGGTGTTTAGATACAGTTGATTAATTGCTCTTTGAAGTGCGGCTGTATCGTCAGTTACACCGTCACCTGTAATGCCAAAGTTCTTTCCGTTTACAACATCATCTAGTCTATCTTGTAAACTTCTTTTGATTGGCTGAGTGGCTGTTGGTCCAGTTTGCATAGCACCCGAACCTGATTTGTAAGTATAGGTACCAGCTAATTCAATTATACTGTCGTGTTCTGTTAAGATCTTTGTGTTACCAACTGCTGGTGCACCTTCACTTACAGATCCGTTACCAATATAAAATTCTTGTGTATCAACTGCCCATCCTAGCTCGCCTGAAGCAAGTTGTGGGATATTATCGACGCCTCTTTTACCACGTCTAACTTGAATCCTTGATATTTGAACAACTGCCATATTAATCTCCTGCTACTGTATTTATACAATGTAGGGCGACCTAAGCCGCCCTATACTGTTTACTTTGAAGCGATTAATGCATCGATCATTGTGCGTACTGCAATAAGCTCTTGTCGATGGCGTTGATCTGCTAGATCTTTACCCATGTCCTGACCATCTTCAAATCCTAGTTGATATAAGTCAGTATCCTTGTAACTTTGATCTTCGTCTAAACCATCTAAGAACTTTTTAAGTTTTGTGCTATCTTGTTGTCTAGCACGTATCATTCCTAGAATATCTTCAGACTTTTCTTTTTTAGGTTTCTTCATTCTGCGATATCCATATTCTGAAATTTAGCATTATCCAAAGCTTCGATACTGTGTTTAGCAATCTCTGGAATACGTTTACTTCTGTTTGCCTTATTAGTTTTTCTAATCTGGTTCCAAACTTTAGCAAAACTTTGGACAGCATTCTGATGAAATCTATTACCTTGCCAGTTACGTTTTGACGTCCAAGTAAACGGAAGTTTGAAACCAATATTAGTCTCATTATCTACATCTTTTAGGATACCGTATTGAGGATCTTGTGCTTCTGTAAGTATTTCTACAATCCATTCGTCGCTACCTTTAAGAATATTTTTATCAAACATAGCAATGATAGCAACAACACCACGGACGAAAGAACCCGGGATTCTTTCTGCTGATGTTGTAGGCCACACTCTACGAATAATTGTTACTGCTCTCACAAAATTATTAAACTGTTTTTCTTCAAAAGATAGATTCTTTTCTTTTGGGTTAAGCACAGGATTAAACATTGCTTGAGTAACATCACCTAATCCTGTTAGTAATGGCGGCTCGGCAAATGGATAAACTGTAACACCTAATCTATCAAAACAATTTTGTTGGGCCCAATGTTTAGGACTTTCAGCACTTAATTCTGCTTTGAATTTATCGTATGCTTCAATATTGTCTTTATTTTTAAATTGACTTGTAAAGTCAAGTGAAAGTTCGTCCTCACTGGTGTACACTACAGAACAAGGATACTCTGTCAGCCCACGTAACAATATAGCGAGCATACGCTTTTGCCAATCTTGAGCATAATCGTTCTCTGTTCCTTTTACTCTGTTTAACTGAGGGAAACCGGCAAATTTTGGTTTGAAATGAATCGCAGTCTTAATGATTTCTTTACGATACTTTTCCTTTTTAAGTCTTTCACGTTGATCAACAAAATCAAAAATCACCGTCAACAAACTCCTTATAGGCGGATGTTCAACAAAATGGTCTTCAAAGTTATCAATTGGTTCAAGAACTAAGCCTTCTGCGGCTTCATTAAATTCTTGTTGTAAGGTTTGGAAAAGTTCTGATGCCATTATTTCCTTGACTGTTTTTGCGTCTTCAATGGCAAACATATCTCTAACTTTTTCACGTGTGTTAGAAGGCACGATAGATAGAACATTAGTCATAATTTTCTCCTTTTTACTATGTTCAGCAGTAACCTGTACTGCTAGGATGTAGAACATGTCTACATTTTTATTTATATAACACTCAGCTTAACACAATTATTTTTGAATGTCAACCTTTTTTTTGACTTAGGCGTGTTTTTCATAATACTTGTAAACTCTATTATACCATTCTTCACGCCACTCATCATATTCGTGCGGCCATAAATCAAACTGCTGATATTCACATGCTCTGCTACACATAAAGATATGTCCTTCACGTATGTTAGTTCCATATATTTCATTGTGGGCTTCTGCATAGGCTACAAGTTGTAGATAGTAATCAACTACCCATTCTTCTTTTTTAGGCTTGTTGGTTTGTTTGAAATCCATAATACATGCTTCACCTTTGTATGTTCCAACCAAGTCAGTTGTACCTGCATACATCTTAGGCATGTATAAATTTACTTCACTACCCCATATTTCATCTACGTGATTTAATGCACGTTCTTTAATTTGTGTAGCCATCTTGTGTGCTTGTTGAGCATATGGATTACTGCCTGGAGTAGACCATTCACCTGTTTCTACATAATCTTCTAGGTACTTGTGCATACGAGTACCAACACCTGCGGCTTCAGTTGTAATCTCTTGTGCTTTTGCTTCGCCTACACGTTTGCGCCAGGCAATAAGATGTGTCTTGTCTTTAGTGGCGTCTAAGATTGTTGTAACGCTTGCTACAGCGTTCCCGTCGGGAGTTTCGTACAAACGTCTGCCATTAACTTGTTTACGATGAATTTGTTTATAATCAAACTTCTTCTTTAGCAGGCTCATCCTTATCTCCTTGTAAGTCATATTCATCCCAATGGTCCATAAAAGGATCCATGGCATAGTAAGGATCAACCTGTGAATTAGGATCGTCAAATGCTTCTACTGTTTTGACTTCTGGTACATAATGTTTAATCATGTTTTCAACACCAAACTTTAAAGTCATAGTGCTACCAGCACAGCCTGAACAGGCTCCGCCTAATTGTAAATCTAGTTTACCATCTTTGTATGATATGAATTCAATGTTCCCACCGTGGCTTGCTACTGACGGCTTTACATGAGATTCAATTAGTGATTTTATTTGCTCAATAATTTCTGAGTCTGTTCTGTCAGACATATTTTCTCCTATTTGTTTGTATTATAAGAGAATTTAGTTGGAATGTCAACCTAAATCTGTAGCTCTCTGCGCCATCTTGCTAACAGTCTGATCAGTGTCAGCATCAGCGGCTGGCAAATCATCTACTGCGTCACCTGTGGCTAGTGTAACTTTGTCTTGATCAAAGTTTTTGATTAGTTTTTTGATTGCTGGATCAGAATCATATGCTTGCTTTAGAAGATCATATGAAAACTGTACGTTACCTATGTTGGCCATAAGTTTATCGAGTTCATCTATTGTGAAATCTTTTTGGTCTTTGTGGGAAAGGACTGTTAAAACCTTTTTCAACGGACGGGTGTCAACCGCCTCACTTACTTTTTTTTTGAAAGAATCGCTCCTAACTTTCTGCTTCTTTCAATACTTTCTCTAGTAGGTCTTCCTTCTTCTTCGTCACCTGCCGCTGGTTCGCTTGCCGCAAACTCATCTCCTGCTGGTTCCATTTCTGCATCTGCATCTGCTTCTGCGTCTGCATCAACTGTAGGTTCCATTGCAGGCTCTTCATCACCCATTGGTTCTACTGGATCAGCTTCACCTGTTACAGTGCCTAGTGCTTGTGTTAATGACTCACGAGCTGATTCCATTGCAGTGTACATACCTTCTAGAGCTGGTTTAACTGTTGCTGTAAATTGTTCTGAAACTTCTGATCCCATCTCATCACGGATAGCATCTGCTAGTTCTAGCATTGATTCTGATTGCATTTCTGCTGTGTCTTCCATCCAACCAGTAACTCTGTTTACCATGTCCTTTGCGGCCATGACAAGTTCTGCTTTATCTTCTTCGCCTTCTTTGATCTTTTTCTTAAACTGTGGTGGTACTTCGCCTTTCTTAGGCTTTCCGCCTTTGTCCTTAGCGGCTTTTTTCATTGGCTCTTTTTTGTCACCATCTTTATCTAAGTCTAAAAAGTCTGGCTTGTCTGCTTCTTTGATTGCTTGATTAAGAACGTCTAGGAAGAGTTTTGATTTTTGATATGCTTCGCTCTTAACTGCATCATAACTTTCGTTAGTTTCAATGTCACGTAGTCTTGTACGTAATTTGTTACGAGCATCTTCTAGTTGCTCAAGTGTAAATTTTTCTAAATTAATATTCATTCCAAAACGTTTTGCTAGGTTCTCATTTAGCAATGCCGCTGTAATTGGTGTTTTTATTTCTTTAATGTTCATAGTGCTCTTCCTTGCAATATTTGTTACAGTTATTTATCATTTAATTATATATAAACTGGTCAAGTTGATGCTTGCAGGCATCCACTTTATACATACTTATATCTAATCTTGTCTCTAGTATATCTTTTCTACTAGCTTCTTTTGTTGTATATAGCCCATGTTTGAAGAATAATGCGTCATTGTAGTGCTTAGATAGCATGTCGTCAATAGTTTTAACTTCTCTTACTATGTTTTTGTTACGCCCTTCAGCTATATTCTTAGCAATAGCAATAGCCGCTCTTTTACTAAAACAATGGGCAATTTTCTTATTTTCTTCTATATCATACACAAGGTGTCCGTGTGATGAACTTCTAACTACCATTGAACCTATACGTATGCTGTTGCCTTTTGCATAAGGCACGGGCAGGTTTTTTACACCTTCTTCTATAAGGCTCTTTAATTCTTCACGTATTTTTTGGATACTCATTCGCAACTACCATTGTGTAACCATTTTTAAGTACTTTACTTACTAAACTTTTACGTATAAGCCCTTCAATAACGAATTGTTCTCGTTCATCAAAACTTTCCATAGGCATTACCCCTCTAATGCTCTTAAGGACTTTACGTTCTTCATTGCTCATTGCAATACTAAATTCTGATATCAATTCGTTCAGTTTCATTACTTTAACGTTTGTAGTTGCTTCTTCATTACCTGAAGTTGTTGTTGCGTTGTTTTTATCTGTTGTTGTAGCAACTTTTTCTGTTGCTGTATCATTTTTTTCGCATCAGGATTATCGTCTGATGTTTGACCTTGTGGAGTTTGACCTTGTTGTGGTGCTCCGTCTTGTTTTGCATTAGGTGCTTCTGGTGGAGTTTGATTTCCTAGTGTAGGTGTCATCATTGGAGTAGTGTTAGGTATCTCTGCTTGTTTTGCAGTGCTTGTACCTGGAGACATTCTGCCTCCGCCGGCCATATTGCCTCCACCAAATTTTCCACCTATGTTTCTACCTAAATCTTTTACAGCCTTGCCTAGTTTCGCAAGGCCACCGAAACCTCTTCTTTCACCAAACTCACTGTATCTCATTTAATTCTCCGTCTACCCGAAAATCTCTTTTTAGGTTTCAAATTAATTCTTTTTAATCTTTTACTAGCAGGATTAACTCTCTTAGTCCTTGCTGTCTTAATATTTAGCGCCGTGCCTTTTTTACGTTTTGTTTTTGCTAGGGTAACTTTTGCTTTCTGATTTACAGGAGCATTACACGTAGCGGCTTTACTAACAATACGTCCTTTGCGAACTCCACTTGTGCAACGATATTTACGAACTTGTTTACCACCTGTTCTAGACCAAATAGCTGTAACAGCTTCGTCTGTTGGTTCTTCAATTGTATAAAACTCTCTTAACTGCATTAGCGTCTCGATTTGTTCATCATTCTTACACGCTTACTTACTGCGTTATGACGTTTAGTACGTTGAGCCTTTCGTGCTATACGTTTACCTAATCTTGCTTGTGTTCTTTTCGCAGTTACCCTACGCTTTAAGTTTTTAGGCTTAAAGCATTGAGCTGGTGTGGATACAATACGTCCATGTCGCTGTCCGCCAGCACATCTGTATTTCCTAACCACTTTTTTACCAGATCTTGCCCAGATTTGCTTCTCGAGCATAAGGTCAGATGTAAGCTCTCTTAAGTTCATATAGTATTTAGTTTTTAATTGATGTTTAGGACTACAACTACGATTGTTGACAAAAGTCCAGCAACTATAGTGCCAGCTGTACCAATAAGTATTTTTGTCATACTTTGCTGACCAGATGTAATATCTTTGTGAATATCTTCAACTTTTTGTTCAATTTTTGTGAGGCGACTTTCTAAGACTTCATAGCGTTGGGCGCATAAGTCTACGTGTGCTTCTAAGTTTTCTTTTTCAAGTTGGCTAGTTGCCATATTCTTATCTCCGTTGCTTGGTTCATGCAAGGGGCCTTCTTTGTGCCTAATGGTTGTTGCCTAACGTTATATTATATTTATCATCTACTTTAGAATTTCAAACATAATGTTTGGCTTTTTACCTGTTGTTGTGAATACTGGCTGTCTAAAAGTTGTTGTTTCGGTAAGGTTGTTTACAAATGGAATTAATTCAAAATCCTCTTGCATTATTTCAACACTAGTTGCTTCTTCAGGCGTCTCAAACTTAAATTCCCAAACCTTTTGCGGTTGTGAATTAATTAGACTAGATTCAAGTACACTAGATTGTGGGCTGTCTAATGGGTCTATATTACAGCGTAAACCCAAAACATTTACTATTGTCATATAGTTTTGCTGTTGTCCGTAAGCAACCTCGTCTTCACCTTTGCGAGCTCTGCTTTCTGTAATATCAACTGTAGTTGTAAGTTTGAATCTCATGACCATGTATTTACATGCCATAAAAAAAGCGCCACATAAAAGTGGCGCTTTTCTAAACTATTAAAGTAAGTTATTATGCACTTACGATAAACTGTCCACCAGCTGTTGCTGTTGCACCTGATAGGTCAACTGAGTCAACTGTACCTAGATCTTGGATGATACGTGTTAGTGAAGCCGCGTCATGCTGGCTACCATCAACTACAACGTTGATCAAACCCGCTGTGCCTTCTGAATTGAAAGCAATTGGATTTACTGCTTGTGCGATTGCTTCTAATGTAGAACCAATTCCGCCTTTACCTGAGCAGTCTGCTCCTGCGTCGATTACGTAAAAACCTAAGTTTGCTGTTGAATATAGGGTTGCATGTGCATGACCCAAACCGTTTACTCTTGTTACTGCCGCCATTGTTTTCTCCTTGTTTCTCGTTAATGTGGCACTTCACTACTCTGTGAAGTTCTTATATTGTATTTAGTCTTTTAGGAAAAAATAGGCTATTTAGATGCTTTTTTGGCTCTCTGATGCAGTGATCTTAGCAAATTTATGTATGCAGGGCCTGCTTTTACTATATCATCTAGCATTTTTATAGCAGGTAAGTAACCTTGTACAAACTGTCCAGGAACACTTTTTCCGTCTTTAGCAAGGTTTAAAAAGTTTTTTGTTTTCATAAGATTGTCTACACCAACTAGATATCTATACAAACTTAAATCTCTTGCTGTTGGACTAATATCTGGAACACTTACCTTTGGTTCATTATCTTGCACTCTAGCTGTTTCTAGATCATTTACACTTGTAAGTTTACTAAAGTCATCTATGATATCACTGTTTCTAAGTTTAGCCCTAGCCGCTAGTAATAATCTTGTGATAGTATTTTGCTTGTCTCTTGTTGACAGTCTATCATATTGTAAAATGTTTCTACGCAATAGTTTGTAGTCAGCGTTGGTAATGTTAAGACTGCTTTCTAATCTCATAATAAATTCATTTGCCTTTGTGGCTGAACCTATTTTGAGTTGTTTTATATAACCGTTGAATTGCATTAACGGAAATGATGTTTTAGCTCTAAGTCTTTTTGCGGAGCCTGGATCTTTTAATTTACCTAAAACAGCATCATCTCCATTAACAAAATATGCAAGGTTATATAAATCAGTGCCATGTATTCTGTAGGTTTTATATGTGTCATATCCATCTGTACGTCTAGCATACTCTTTGACATTACCTGCAAAGCCTGGATACTTACGCATTACTTCTAATATTAAAACTGTTAAAAACAATCGCTCACAACAATCTGTATAGGTAAGGGTATTAAGATTACCTCCACCTTTAGTCATTCTTGCTTCGTGGATTTCTTTAACAAATTCTAACATCATTTATAGTCCTGCTATTACCTTTTCTAAACCTGCTGACATTTGAATTTGTTTCATAACTTCGTCTGCCGCATCTGGATCTCTTGCATATTTAGGTTTGATACCTAGTAGTGGTGCTATACCTATATAGCCTCTTTGCAAGATAGCTTTTGCTTGATCCTGGCTTACAGGAATAGCTTTGCCGTCATCTGTTTTAACTTCTCCGCCTTTTGGATAGTCACTAATTTTTCTTAATTGTACACTTACCTGCGGTTGTTTAAAAACTTCTTTATCGTCGTAGTCTTTGTCAAGCTCACTACCTAAACCTTTTAGGCCTAGATCAGCAAAACTTGGTCCTTCTTTTAATAGTTCATTAATTTTCATCTTTGGCTCCTATCGTTGAACTGCTCTGTTTGCGGCGGAGAATGATGCACGAGGCACCAGTTTAATATCACCTTTAGGATGAGCTAGTACATAGCCTTCTCCTCCAGGTTTACCATTAATGCTTTGTTTGACATCTCCACCTTGTGAATCAAACTTTGCAATAATATCGTCTTTAGCCATTTGGATTGCACCTACTACATTCCACATAGACTTAAAATGATTCATATGTTCTTTTATATATTGCAGAACATTTGCTTTTTTACGCTCGCTTAGTTTAGATTGAGACAACCAAGTGCTAAAGTCCTTGCCTAAATTATCTAATCCTGTGTCAACTTTACTGTTTATATAAGCATAAAATATTTTAGGAAGGTCTGTAAGTTGTTTTGCTCTTAGACTTGGTTCGTCCAACATTGCATCTAAACCTTGTGCATTTTGTTTTACAATTGATTCAGCTCTGTCTAGTGTAGCAGTATCTACCTCTACAGGCTTTTCTGTTGTTACACTAGGCACAACAAAAACTTCTGTGCCTTTAAATGCATCCATGCTACGGAATGCACTTTCGTTACCTTCTGCATCTACTTCTCTATGTATAACTATGCCAGTATCGCTTTGTCCAATTCGTTTACCTAAGTCGCTCTTTGTATCGATATTGTATTTTACAATTTGTGGTTGGAATGTATAGTGTCCATCTTCAACTGGCGGAGTTGTGTAATACAACAAATCACCTTTGAAGTAACCTCTAAAGTTTTTGTCCAATGCTTTTTCAAACTTAGGAAAAATACTTTTCATGTTTTGTGCAAACGCCTGACGCCCTGGATCGTCCTTGTTTTTGCCTCCGCTCCTATTGAGTAAGATTGCCTCAAGTTCCTCCGGGCTCTTTGCACGACCATTTGTTGTCTTTGCGTTAAATCCTGTTTTGTCTGTAAGTATAAACTCTCCATTTTCATCGCGACCAAAAATGAGTGCGGGAGATCCATCCCATTTGAGTGTGACATTTTTATGCTCCCCTCCTGCCATGTCTCTGAGTGATTTTAAAACACGCATGGCACCTTTGCTTCCTTCCCAAAATACAATGTCCTCAGCATGTTGTATTCTGGCATCTGCTTCAAGTAAACCTTCACCTACAAGTTTGCCATGCAAAGGATGATCCTTACGCCCTGACTTAGCCTTAGGCATTTTGTCTTTACCTTTAGCTTGACCAGCAGGTCCTGTTTTATACTTCTTGAATTCTACGAAACGCATTTACTATCTCATTGTTTTCTTTAGGCTGTACTTTCTTTTGTTGCCATACTGGGTTAGGACTTTCTGGTCCTTCATATTTGTCAACAATAGCCTGTGCTTCTGGATTAGCTTTAACAATTGACTCAACTGATCCTAAATCTTTTGCAGTTGCATTTGGACCTAACAGTTGTTTTGCAATCTCATCCATGTTGTTTGAAACTAATTCATTTGTTTCTCTGTTAACTAAACCTTTGTAAGGGCTCCACTTCATGTCTTTTTCTTTAGCAAGGTCTGCAATCATAATTTGCTTGTGTATACCTTTGTATGGAGAACCTTTTGGAATATCATGTACATGGAACTTCTGTGCAGTTTCACCATTGTCAACAACCATAATATCAACTTGCTGTGCCGCACCACCTACTTTAGTTTTGACGTGTACGCTTGTTCCACTTTTCTTTGTGTCAAAGCCTGCTTGCTGAAACAGTTTTTCTAGTTCTACTCTTGCGGCTTTCGCATCTGCTACTTTGAAGTGTCCGCCTAGTTTACCTGCGTCTATAATCATATCCAAATCACCACTGCGCTTGCCTGGTGTAGGTGTAGCACCTGAACCAATAGGCAATGCTTTTGCTCCTGTTTTAGCAAGAACACTGTTGACCTGCTTCATCATATCAGGAATAATAGCTTGATCAAAATCTTCAGTTTCATCTGGCCAAATGTTGCCACCTTCTTTTAGAACTTGTTCTGTAAACATTCTTTTGTCTCTTGGTGCTCTATTATAGTTTACAGCCCCTGTGCGTCCAGTCAATCCCATGCCACCATCATTCGGAAACCAAATGTCTTTTTCATCGTTGTAAACATATACAACACCTTTGTCATCTGTGTATGTTGCACCTGAAGGTATTTTCTTAATATCAATCTTGTCATTCTTTGCGATAGGCTTTTTACTAGATTGTGGTTTTACTTTTTTCTTTGTCTTTTTAACCTTAGGATCATCTAATTTTGTTACATTAGGTCCTGGCCTACCTGTTGTAGTCTGTAGTGTATCGATTGCTCTATTAACAAATCTTTTAGGATCCTTCATCCATGCATCAGCACGTTTGAACCAGCTATCCTTTTTGTCCTTTTCAGTTAGTAATTCGTTAATTTTCATTTTTCTTGTTCTCTATAATTTTTGACATACATCTTTTAAATTTGCGTGGATCTCCAGTTCTAATGCTATTGATAAAACGTCTTTCTAGCTCATTAGCTGTTTCACTATCATAAGATTCTGATATGCGATTAAGCAAATTTATAGAACTTTCTATAATATTGTTTGCTGTAGACTCTATAAGGTAGTCTTTATCCTTATTAATGCCTACATTGCTTAATTCTTGTAATATGCTTCTTGTACGTTTTTTCATGACACTACTCCATATTGTATTTAGCGTTAGAATAAATATGCTTGTAACATATAAGGGAGGGCACAATGTCTATATCAAAACTAAACTTCAAGGAAAAATCCTTACTCTTTGCTGAACTTGCATCTC